TGATTTATCAGGTTACTTGCGTTATAATTAAAGGCTAAATCCTTAAAAAGTGAAAAAAAGTTTGCGTCTACAACCCTTGTAAAATAAGGAAATCTAAAAAAATGTTAAAAAAGTTTGTTGATAATTGAAACCTTATCTATATATTTGCATATAACATTTAAAAACAACGCTATGACAAAGGAAGAAATTTTAGAACTAATCTTCAACGAAGAAAGAGAGCTTTACGCAGAGCTTCAGGAACAACGTAAATACTTCGGCTACGATGACCGAGGTACGCTACACACTCAAGCGCAATGGGGTGCATTAGTAAACATTTTAGATAAAATCGAAGAGAATGAAATCAATTAATCAGTATGTAATTTGGTTCAAGGGATTGAATCAGGACGAGAGAGAAACTTTAGCAGGCGCAGTTATCGCAGTTCTAATCGTGTTTTTCTTGATTTGGTTGCAAAGTACAAATAGCTACCCAGTCTTGGATGCGAAAACAACTGACACGCAGACCTACCAAAAGAAGACCTACGAACTCAAGCCGTCTTTTGACAAATATATGAACCACGTTTACAACGATAAATTCAAATAAGATGATTGTACCTGAACTTAAAGACTTTGATGTTTACTCACCAAGCGAACTCAATTTTGTTTACCTGATGGTAACGCTACACGACGAAGGAGATACGGAAACTAACGGAGAAATCCTTGCCGAATACGAAATTAAAATCTACGATGCTTACGCTCATTATAAAATCACTAAAAAAACCTACGATGAAAAACTCACTATTAAACAAACAAGAGAATGCGATGAATGCCTTGAAAGACTTTACGAGAACAACACGTTTGAAGATGCCTACGTTGAAGCCTACAACGACGAGGGCTATATGTGGGGCATTTAATAACTACCAAGTAAACCGATTTTGGACATCCTTTAACCACGACTTATATAACCGAATTTGTGAAATCAAAATGCAAGAAATATGACACCGAAAGAAAAAGCAAAAGAATTATTTGATAAGTTTTCCGACATTGACCATTTAGGAATTCTTGGAAAATACAACGGAACATGGGAATTTAGTTCGTCTTTATGGCGTAAACAAGCCAAAGAATGCGCATTGATTGCAGTTGATGAGTTAATAAAAAATCAAGAAAAAATAACTAAAAATATTAATAGATATTTATCAATTGCAAATATTGAAATACAAGATGCTGGTAATTTTTGGAAAGAAGTAAAACAAGAAATTGAAAAGCTATGACACCAAAAGAAAAAGCATTAGATTTAGTAGAGCAATTTGCATCCGTGTTGATGCACGATGAGTTATACGATGATTCCATTAAATGTGCAGGTTTATTTGTTGATGAATTAATTGAGGCTTTACACGAGAATGCTTGGCAAAATAGATTAATAATAGATTATTGGGAAGAAGTAAAACACGAATTAGAAAAGCTATGAGATACAAACTAACATACAAAATAGGACTGGCAGTAGTTCAGGAATGGATACTCACCTCGCAGTCTTTAGCCTATTGGAAGAAACACGACTTACTTGTGACAGGCAGATACAATGACGGAAAATTTATAGTAACACCAATAGAACCGAAATGACAAAAGTAGAACTTATAGAAAGCCTTATCAATGAATACGGCTTAAAATCAAAGAACCGCAGCAGAGATTACATATACCGCAGATACTACCTCTACAACGAGCTGCGCAAAATTGACTACACGTTAACCGAAATTGGAAATATGTTCGGTGGTAAACACCACGCTACTATCCTGCACGGACTACGTCAACACGAAGACTTACATCGTTTCGGATACGAAGACTACAAGATAGCTACAAGGCGCATAGATGAGGTCTTATACGGTGCAACGCTTCCTTACTACGATGATTCACCTGACTTGGTGAAAGACGTTCTAAAGGCAAAAACGTACACGCAGTTTAAGAAGATTCAGCGACATATAAAATTAGGTAAATACGAAAAAAATTTATAGCTAAAGCAACCTTTTTGAAAGTTATACGTTATCTTTGTGTACGGTTCGCTCTCACACCATAGAACCTTAAGGTATTATTGACCCTTGTAATGAAGTAGAAGTGAGAGCCTATGGATTTACGAGGGTTTTTTTTACTTAATATTTTTGCAATGGCAAAAGACAAAAAATCATTTATCCTCTATAGTGATGCAATTCACACGGTAGAGAAATTATCCGACACGGATGCAGGGCAATTGCTCAAGCACCTGTTAAGATATGTGAACGACCAAAATCCTACTACTGACAATCCACTGGTAGAGATTGCGTTTGAACCAATCAAGCAGCAGCTCAAGCGAGACCTTGTAAAGTTCGAAGATGTCAAAGGAAAGCGAAGCGAAGCAGGTAAAGCAGGTGCTACCAAGAGATGGCAAGATATAGCAAATGCTAACAAAGGCATACAAACGATAGCAAACATAGCTGTAAATGATAATGATAATGATAATGTTATATCTAAAGATATATATAGGAGCTTCGCTCACCTGTCTATCTCAAATGCTGATATTGAAAAGCTATTGGATAAATACTCTATAAACGAAATCGATGAGGTATTAGACTCCATAGAAAATTTCAAAGGCAACAAGAAATATACTTCACTATATTTGACGGCTAATAAATGGCTATCTAAAAACAAGAAATCTACGGAAGTTGAAGAGCCTAAAGAATTATTATTAGCAAGAAAATTAGGACTATGTTAAGTAAGCAAGGAGACGCACTACAATACCTACTCGATGTGAGAGATGGTAAAATCAAACAAGGACTCGGTCTTGACTGCTTCTTGGATGAGCATTTGAGATTCAAGCCTAAACAACTCAATATCATTTTAGGACACGACAATGTCGGTAAGACGTATTTCATAAACTGGTACTTTCTTACGCTTGCACTTAAACACGGACTAACGTTCTGCATTTGGTCAGGAGAAAATCAAAAAGGTCAAATCTTGCGTGATATGATTCAAATGTACCGAGGTAAACACTTCAGCAAATTAAGCCACTCACAAATCAGCGGAGACCTTGCGTACTTGGAGCAGTTCTTTACGTTCATAGACAACTCGAAATTGTACAAACCTGATGAGATACTTGAGCTATTTAAAAAGAGCGGTGCTAATGTAGGACTTATAGACCCATTTACAGGTTTAGACCGAGAGATGAGCTTTTCAGGGAATTACGAATTTATGAACCGAGCGAGGCAGTTTGTCAATCAGACAGGAATGACTATCTACATAAACACGCACCCTAACTCCGAATCAGGTAGAACTGGTAACCTATACCAAGACGGAGAATGGAAAGGACATTTAAAGCCGCCACTTAAAGACCATATAGAGGGAGGTAAGGCTTTTTTGAATCGTTGTGATGATATGTTTGTCATCCACCGCCTAATCAAGCACGAAACAATGAAGCTGATAACTTGGGTAGGAGTAGAGAAAGTGAAAGACACGGAGACAGGAGGCAAGCACACGGCACTAAACGAGCCAGTTTACTGCAACTTCAATTCAGGTATCGGATTCCAAATAAACGGAGTAGACCCTTTAGCGCCATTTAGACCAAACGAGAAGCAGATGGTCATACCAAAAGACGGAGAAATGCAAAGCACTTCGCAAAAGCTTCGTAATTTAGCAAACCAAAACCCTTTTTAAAATGAAGACAGTTAACTCATTAAGCGGAGGTAAGACTTCAAGCTACATAGCTGCAAACTACCCTGCTGACTACAACTTGTTTTCGTTGGTTAGAACGGACGATGTTAAGGTGTTATTTCCTGATGCAAAGGTTCGTCAAATTGTAAGCGATAGAATAGGCAAGGAGTTTATCGGTACACTTGAAGAGGACACTATTATTTACACAATGCTTGACCTTGAGCAGTATATCGGGCAGGAGATTATTTGGTTAAGCGACAAAACCTTTGATGAGGTAATAGCATCTTACAAGATGGCTAATGGCACAAATTATCTACCTAATCAAATGACACGCTTTTGCACTACGGATATGAAAGTTAAACCTATTGCTCAATGGTGCTACGAAAACACAGAGCTACCTGTAGAGATGAGAATCGGATTCAGAGCAAACGAAATGAGCCGCGCTAAAACAATGATTGAGCGAGCTATTGACGGAGTAGAAAACTTTAAGTTTAAAGTAGGACATAAAAACGGACGTAACAAATGGAAAGAACTGCCGTATAGAATGACACGCTTTCCGCTAATTGAAGATGGTATATTCAAAGACACGGTTGAGAACTACTGGCAAGATAAACCTGTGCGCTTTGCTTACAAAAACAATTGCGTTGGATGCTTTCACCGCTCCGAGATATTTCTAAAGCATATGAGCCAAAGAGACGAGAAGCAGTTTGATTGGTTTGTACGTATGGAACAAAAAAACGGATGCACTTTTAAAAGCGGAGTAACTTACGAAAAGATTAAAAGCCATAAATTGCAGTTGGATTTGTTTGACGATGATTTCAACGATTGCGATTCAGGATATTGTGGACTATAAAAAAAAGAAAAATGGATTTATCACTTAAAATACTATGGGCTAAAACAACCGTATGGACGGTTAAAGAACGAATCAAGAACGTCAGAGAGAAACTTGAAAAGGACAAGCCTGATGCCAAAGACTACATCAACGGAGGCAAGGAAAGCGAGGAGTATTTACTTGAGACGATTCAGGTGATAAACCTACTTGAAGACGAAATAACAAATCTAAACCGAGAGCTTAACCAACTGGCAAGAAGAAACGCTCAACTGCGAGTAGCCTTCCAAGAATTACAAGAAGAGATTAAATACAAAAATGTTGAGCTATGACTAAACTTCAAAAATTAATCAAAGAAACAATCGTAAAACCACTAACAAAAGACGAACACAAAGCATTAAGATTAAACGCATATAAACCTAAAAAATAAAATATGAGAACCGAAAAAAAATTGGTCGCATTGACCGCCTTCCTTCCTGTGTTGGCAGACTTCATTGAAGACCTCAACGACCAGTACGTCTTCAAGCAAGGACTCAAACGCAAAGCAAACATCCTTGCAGAAGAAATCCAACGAGTAGATAGAGACATCCTACGAATAGACGGAGAGAACGCAGGTAAGATATTTGACGAGCAGATTCAGTTGCAGATTTTGTTTCGCCAATGGATTGAGGAAGTAATTGAAATAGACTGATGAGGTGCAAGAACTGCAAGGAGAAGTTTGAGCCTATGCGCTTTCTTCATAAATACTGCCTGAAAGACGAGTGCGTCCGTGCTTTTGTAGCTGAAGCCAAAGAGAAGCAATGGAAGCAGACCAAAACACGAATGAAAGCCGATTTAGAGACCGTGCAAGACATCGTAAAGGCAGCACAAATGGTATTCAACAAATACATCAGAGAGCGAGACAAAGACGAACTATGCATCTCCTGTAAGCAGAAACCAAAGAAAGAAAACGCAGGGCATTTTTTCAACGCTAACAATCATTGGAACGTACGCTTTGATGAGGATAATGTTCACCTGCAATGCGAGAGGTGCAATAGCTTCTTATCAGGCAACCTAATTGAGTATAGAGCTAACCTACTAACCAAAATCGGAGCTGAAAGATTTAATCAACTTGAGGCACGAGCAAGGGTAACACGCAAGTTTACAAAAGACGAATTGAAAGAAATAATTAAAACCTACAAAAACAAGATTAAAAATGTTTAAAGTAAAGGTGTCCGATGAAATTATAAAGCATTGCCGTGAATGCGTAGAGCATACTAATTTTGGTATGAGAAAAGAAGCCAACGGAAACAAGGAGCAACAGTTAACTGGTATCATTGGTCAAAGCGTTGTGATGGATTTATTCGAATGTGGATACATAGACCCTAATGGCGGTTTTGATGGAGGTGTAGACTTGGAATTTATGGGATATAGAATTGACGTAAAGACAATGGGTAGGACTACTGATGCCAAACCTACATACACAAACAATTTTCTTAAACTTCAAGACTACCTGAACACGGATATTTATTTGTTTTGTAGCTACAACAAAAATACTCAAGAGCTTACTATTTGCGGTTGGATAGATAAAGACGAATTTAAAACCAAAAGAACATACTATCCAAAGGGAACTACTCGAACACGAACTGATGGAACTACATTTGATTTATTCGCTGACACATACGAAATAGACAACAGTCAACTCAATGACGTGAGTAGTGATTTAGATTTGAAAATACAATTGATAAAAAAATATAAAAAAAGTTTGCAGAATTAAAATAAGTATTATATTTGCATATAACAAAATAACACGCTATGAAAAATTTATTTAAAAGTTTGGCAGCATTTCAGCAGGAAGTGCCAGTAATTCACAAAGCCACACAAGGCTACGGGTATTCTTACGCAGATTTACCCAAGATTTTTGATGTAATCAATCCTATCCTAAAGAAACACGGACTCGGATTTACCCAACAACTTACAAACCAAGAAGGGCAAAACTGCCTAAAGACGGTTATCTTCCACGAGAGCGGTGAGTTTATGGAATCGGTTTGTATGATTCCTTACGTTCAACTCAAGGGTATGAATGACTATCAAGGCTTTGGTTCAGGTGTAACTTACTACCGCCGATATGCATTAAGTTCTGCACTTGGGTTAGTAACGGACAAAGACACGGATGCATCAGGTGAGCAAGTAAAGACTGAAAAGAAACTACCTGCTATTGACCAAAAGCGATTTAGTGCAGCAGTACAAGCCATCGCCAAAGGTGAATTTACACGAGAGAAACTCGAATCATCCTTTGCATTAACTGAAGGTCAAATCGATATGTTAAACGCACTATGAAAGCTCTCAAAATTCGATGTTCTGCCATAGGAAAGATTATGGCAACACCACGCTCTAAAAGCGAACTATTAAGCCAAACCGCTAAAACTTACATCCACGAACTTGTGTTACAAGAGAAATACGGCATCAGGAAGGAGTTTTCAAGCCGTTACACGGACAAAGGTAACGCAGTTGAGGATTTATCTATCTCACTTGTCAATGATGTGTTAGACGTAAACTTTATCTACAAGAATGAGCAGTATTTTGAAAACGATTGGATAAAGGGAACACCTGACGTAAACACGGAGGATGTATTGCTTGACGTTAAAAGCTCTTGGGATGCTACAACCTTTCCGTTTTTTGATACCGAAATCCCTAACAAAGACTACTTTTATCAGTTACAGGGTTATATGTGGCTAACTGGCAAGCAGCAGTCAATGCTTTGTTACTGCCTTGTTGATACACCTA